CTCCAGCGTTTCCATCACTGCATCCATACCACGAATACTTACTGATGGTGGACGGACCCGCCACGATACATCACCGGTGACAAGATTCGCCGTCTTCACTTTGCCGCCGTTCGTCAGTTCGTTGCGGTTCGCTTCACACCATCCCTGAACGCCTTTTGAAAGGGTTTCAATATCGGTTTTAATCGGTGCAATCCGGGCTGCAAATTTCTCCGTAATTTCCGCGATGGCATCATTCATTTCCGTTTCCAGACGTGATGCTTCGCGCTGTAAATCCCCGATGCGTTTAATATCGGTAATCACCGCATCGCGGTTTTGTGGCACATAAGCCGCTGCGGCACTTTTGATGCGTTTTGCTGGTTTAGCCATAAATTAAAGCTCCTGTTAATTAATATCCGCTGTATACAATGCTGGATACAGCTCGATTGCTTAATTCCATCTTTCGGGCAATGACATGAATATCCAGCCCTTCTTTATAAAGTTCACGGCATAAATATTTGTCGTGTTCACTGATTCGGTATACACACAATGATATTCCGTGCCTTCTGGCATGTGCCCGGAGGGCGGTTGTGGCGACTTTCAGTTTTTCCGCCATTTCTTCAACGGTCATTTTCCCGACGTTGGCTTCGATAAATTCCCGGTCTTCGCGTGACCAGCGTTTACGATTACACTTCATGTCAGCCACCATTCAGTACAGCAGAGGCTCGCGCTGTGATGCCGGAATATGCCGCAGCGATAGCTGAACCGCTTTCAGGGCAAGCGAGGAATAACAGCAGTGCGCCCAGCCTTTTGCCATTAACCGGTAATCGCGCCAGATACGCTGCCACATTTCACGGGCTTCAGGGTCTGATGCGCAGATGTATTCCCGGTCCATGACGTACTCCCATAAATCCACGTTGAACGCACCGCCAAATGCAATGGCGCGGGATATGCTTTCGCCGCAATAACGCGCACAGATGCTGTAATGGTCGAAAGCGATCAGGTACGTTTTTTCATCACAATCATCAACTTTCCGGGTGCAAATAAACTCGCGTAATTCACCACCGTTGTTATTGCGTTCCTGAATTCGGATTAATGCCTGAATTTCATTTCGGATTTTGACGTTCATTGTCAGCGTTCCTTTCAGTGACATGTTTTTTCAACAGCCATTTCAGTGACACTGCCACCTGTGATGACACCATCGTTTTTCAAAATCTCAATAGCTTCATGGGCTGACTCATTAATTATTTTCTGGCTTTTATTAAGCACCAGTAACGCCACCATGCCAGCAAGTGTCCCCTCATCACCGTCCAGTTCCGCACTACCGTCCACCGCAATGCTGGTGCGCAAATTCCGTCCTTTAATTCCAGATACTGTATTTTTAATTTCAATAATTACCTTTGCCATTTTATTTCTCCTTATTGATTCTGAATAATTGCGCTGGCTTTTACCTTCGCGCCTTTTACCTGCTTAAAGAAAACTGCGCTGCACCACGGACAACATGTCAGGGAATCCCGAATTTCCTTTTCGTGTGAGCATTGAGTCATAATCTGTTCACCGCATCCGGGGCATTTATATGTCGTCAGCGGCACCCCGTGGCACTGACAGTGTTTAACCCATTCAATATATTTTTCAGCTTTAATACACATCGTTATCTCCAGATAATCTGGCAACCATTAAGACGGGCCGTCCATACAGAACGGGCTACCCCGGACTTATGCTCCATAATTCTGACCGCGCTTTTTACCAGTTCCACCGGTGGGTAAGTGATTTCAAGAATCGGACGCGCCACGCCGAGATATGATTCATTTACATGACTCCCGCGCGCCTGTAACCAGTTCTGCGCATCCGTTGCCATCTTTATATTTCGGGCCATCATAATTTCTTCTCCTTCTTAATTACGCAGCAGCGTTGAAATATCAACGTCCAGGTCTAATTCACGGAAAGCCTGACGCAGATAATCTTCGTTAACACGCTCACCTTTACCGTGAGCCGTCATGGCGGCAAGGCGAAGTGAATGATTCAGAATGCGAAGCGCACCTGGTTTCTGCGCAATCTGCTGTAATAACTCCAGTTCATTTTCGCCGTTAATCTGCCAGGCATCCGCAATAGCTTTTACATCGGCTTTTTTGGTTTTATTAATTGCAGTGCGCTTTGCAATACGGGAAAACAGACGGGCAAATTCAACCGTTCTGTTACCCCCCGTCATATTTGAATAAACCCGGTGATTTCCCATCAGCACAAGGCCAGTGCGGGTTGATTCCTGTAACAGGCGGAGTTCTTCCAGAACTTCGGCACCAAGATGATCAGCTTCGTCGATGATAACCAGCCCCTGTGTACCTTCAAGGCGACGTCGCAGGGCGCGGGAGAGCGGCCCTTTACGGCGTGGTGCGTCATTCATTCCCAGCTCAAACGCCAGTTCAGTAAGACATTCCAGAACGCTGGCACAGGATGGCGTAATGGTGATCATCCAGACATTGTTATTGGTGCGGCGATATTCACGGGCCGCTTCGGTTTTGCCCACACCAGGATTGCCACATACAACAGCAATACTTTCAGTCAGGCTGGCAAAACGCATACTTGTCCAGATTTGTTTTACCGTCTGCGTTTCCACAAAGCGGGGGGGTTCAGGTAGTTCTGCCACTGCATGATATTTTTCCAGCCAGCGTTGCAGAATTTGTGAAACACGCTCGTTATCCCCGTTGTACTTATCATTGATAAAACTACTGATAGTTCCGGTAGAAAGTCCGCTCTCAAGAGCAATTTGTTTAAAGGTGGTTTCTTCATTTTCTACAAGCGTGCGCAGTCCTGCGCGAATATCGGAAATATTCATCTGAATAACCTCGTAATTAAATTTTGTTTAAACGTTAATTAAATGGCTTTTTTACGTCTGTTCTGTTCCAGAATATCCAGCGAATGATTCAGATATTCATCACGCTCAGTTTCGTATTCATCATCACGCTCCTGATTCTTCACTCGTTCCGTATTACCGGAAGGCCGGAAAATGCCGACAATTCGTGATTCTGGTGCTTCAGGTTCGGCTATCTGCGGCAGCAGCTCTGCCACTTCCAGTGCATCCATTTGTTTCTGTGCCTTAATCGCTGCTTTCGTCGCAGATTTCAGTTGTTTCTGGCGGCGGCGATATTCACGGCCTGCCGCAGCATCATTAAACGCAACAGGTGCCAGACATTCCGCTTCACAGATAAACCGACCGTCCAGGGTGTAGCAATAAACCGTGCTGTGTAACTGCTGTGGATCAAATCTGACCACAACTTTTTTCACTCCGGCATTCATTAACGCCATGTTGTAATAAACGTTTTTCGCGCCTTTAAGGGAGCCGCCAACTTTAAGCGCGAACTCGCCTTTACGTGAAACGTTCACCGCCTCGGCAGGCAGTAACAGCATCCGTTTTTGCTCTTCGGTAGGCTTACGCACAATCGTTCTGGCGTATTCACGCTCAAAAACGTCATCAAACGAAAGTTTGCCTCCGCACATTTCTGTTTCACGGCCTGTTCTGGCATTGAACATCGCCACACCTTCGGCAAGGGTTTTCAGAAACAGCTCTGCATCAACAGCGCGGTCGCCATAGTTATCAGGTTTTGCCTGCGGATTTGGCCCCGTATATGCGCCAGCCAGTGCCGGATGCTTATCAACGTATTCCTCAAGCCCACCAACACCGAAAGCACGTTCAACAGGTTTTGCCTGGCCCCAGCCTTTACCGGCAACAACGCTTGTCCAGTGCATTTTCGCGCCCATCAGTAAAAACAGTCCCTTTGGATCGTCCTCTTTTACCTTAAAGCGGTAGCGATTGGGCGCGCCCCCCGTCAGCCATTTATTCGCTGCACCACGGGTGTTATCAATGGTGATGTGAAAATCCTCCGGGATGCCGTAGCGTGTCACCACATCCATGAATGAGAGGCGAATTGAGTCGATGTTCTCGCTTACATCGCAGCGCCAGCCCAGAATTTTTCGGGTTTTCACATCCTGCCAGAACCATGTTTTCGGGCGGATCACATCACCGTTAAACCAGCGTACAAAGACGTTATGCAGATAACCGTCGCCGTTGATCCACTGCATGGCGTCCAGGTGTTCCACAGTTCGCTGCTGTGCCGGTATCAGATGCATCAGTGCATGTTCACCTTCACGACAGGCAACAACCATTGCCTCGTCCAGTTGCTGAATCCGGCGAAAGGCCGTGGCACGGGAGGGAATACTCCAGCCATGCTCGCGGGCTGCCAGTTCCAGACGCTCATAACATTTGCGGAAGGCGGGCTTTTCCGGTCGCAGATAATCTGCAATCAGAAACTGCCAGGCATCCTCGTCAAATTCACTTTTGTGAACGTTGCGACGGGATGCACCACGTCCATCAACAAGCGCAGCCGCCCAGTCAGGCTTCGCAAACTTCTGTACCTGGTAATACTTGTCCCGCAAAGTGGATGCGCTGACCTGGTAATGCCCTGCAACGGTCGCAAAAGCCGTTTTTGTTGAAATCCCCTGGTTCAGCATTTCGTCTGCGGCCTGAACCGCAGGCAACCATTTTTCAGCAAGTCTGCGCTGGGAATCGCTGGCGTTATCCCATTTGCTCCACAGTGCCTCACGATCATAATCATGGGCTTCCAGCGTGGGGCGGGCGATTTCAAAACGGCCCTGGCTTGTTTCGATCTCTCCTTGTCTAAGCAACAACGCAGCTTGCGTTTCCTTTGGTAAAGATGAGATATGAAACTCATAGGCTACTCCTCTTACCCCGTGTATCTGTCGAAACACCCACTGTTCTAACCTTGCTTTACGAGAGATCGCGCTAGAGGATTTTGGAAGACCTATCAGCCCTTCTAATTTCTTTGCAGAAAACCAATCATTACATTGTGGTTGCATTTTCAATACCTCGAAGGCCAGATGTCTCGTGGCTCAACTCCCAATGCATCGGCAATGATTCTTTCCCCCCGAGGGTAAGGTTTATCCAAGGCATTTTTTACCGTAGAGATAGAGAGACCGTTCTCACGACCAAGAGCTGCTAGGCTTTTTCCTCTTTTGCGCAGATCAGCAACAATGTCGTATCTACTTTTGTCTTCACATTTACTTTTCTTTATCGCCATAAAATGCAATCCTCACAAGCTACGCCATCAGCTACGCCGCAAGGTAGCTGATAAGGTATGCAGTAATGCTAGTGTGAATACATTGTCAATGCAATAGTGTATTCAAATGTTTTGTTTGAAATTCATCTATCTCGATGATTTTAAAGTGAATATATTTTTCATTTCTTTGAATACATCGTGTATTTAAAGCGAGGTTTGTGATGACACAAGAATGGTTTTCAGCTAAAGAGCTACAAGGGGTTGCTGGTCTTCCGTCTTCAGCAAGTAGTATTAGCCGCAAAGCAACTAATGAGGGATGGAAAAAGAGACAGATCAAAGGAGTAAAGGGTGTTGCTTATGAATACCATATCAGCTCATTACCTGATGCCACTCAGGCAGAATTAGGAGGGGCGCAGTTATTAGATAACGATAAGTCAGCTTATAAGTTAGCTTCTGTGTTAATGGCTTTGGTTGCAGAGTTAGAACCAGAGGAAATCCAGAGGGCATTAAAGCTACTTAGTAAAGGTGGACTTAGTGCACTAATGCCAAGTATCTTTGATCAGACTCAAATCCAATCTCTGCACGGCGTATCGCGTGAGTGCATACAACTCGCCCAAATGCTAGAAACTTTACCAGCAGAAGAGCGCAAAGAGATTTTGTCAGAGCATGGTATTCATGAACAGGAAGGTCTTGTAGCTCCTTCGCAAGAACCACAAGATGTAAAAAAAGCCGTATAACAACCATGAACCAGCTAAAACATACTTCACCTCACATAATCACACATGTAACATACCTAAACGGCATGAGCTGATTTGTGATATGAGTCATTTGGTTACAGCCTGGTTGTTATCGGTTTTGAACGTTTTTTGAAGCTGTTATTGAAATGATTTGCAGTGTTTTTGTTTTTCGTATTTTCAATGAAACAAAAGCAATTTTTTACTATCTTTCGCGTTTCATTGATTAACGACTAAAATTTGCGCTACAGGCTTGCAAGCCCCACCAAATCTAATCCCATCAGATCCCGAATAATCCAATGTCCTCCCGGTTTTTTTTCGTACTTCAAGTGAATCAATACAGTGGCAAAGACGGCGAACTGGTGATGCTGAAGGCGCTGAATTGCACGCAGGGCGACCGCTATCTGGAGCTGGCAGAAAAACGCGAGGCCAACGAGTCGTTTGTCTACGGCTGGATGAAAGAGCGCGTAGCAGTTTAAAAACTGACGCTGAAGTGCTGAACACCCTCAACTCACGCAGGCTCTTTTCTGGGGTTACGATGAGTGAAAGTAAGGGGTACAGCATCAAGCATCAGATAGCAAAAACCCCGGCTGCTGGAACAGTCCGGGGTTTTTAGTTTTCACGTCAAAGAGGAAATTGTGAGTAGTGAGTACGGAGAAAATCCTCGTGGGAAAGTATAAAAGATTCTTTTTGAGGTTGTCCATTATGAAAGGTATTGAAGTGGAAACTCCCGCGAGCCTTGATTTGACAAGGGCTGCGGCCTTTGCAATTCGCCTTGTGGCGGTCGCTGTTCTGATTTGGGCTGTGCGTTGGTGGTGATATGAGCCGAAAACACTGGACACACAGAATGCCGCGAGCGGCGGCAAAATGGGCACTGGTAGCGATACTGGTGCCTTTTTTATTGGTGGGGTGCGTCAGCCTGGATAAGGCGCGCCAGCTTTTCGATACAGCTTCTCAGGTCTGCGAAATTGTTGATAGTGTCCGGCGGTGTATGCAGAACTGATCGCCTGTAAGAGCAGAATATTTTGCTGAAAAATGAAGGATGCGCCAGCGTCCGGAAAGCATGAAATTCTGCTGCATGTGCCAATTTTATCTTATTCATTCTAAATCTTGCCGAATCAAGATGAAATTTGAACAACTGCCCAGCGGCAAGGGGCATTAAAACAGGAGAAAATTATGTGGAAACCTACAGGTGACAAGTTAATCACCGCGTTGATTGACGGCAAGCCACAATACTTACGCATTGAAATGAGTGGTCAGCATGCTCGTTTGATTCGTGAGTAACAGGCATTACAGCAGCCCTTCAGTGTGAGGGGCTGCGATAATGTCAAAGCTCGTTATCAGCACCCGCCGCGCACCCAGCGCACTGGCCGATAGCGGGCTTTTTTATTCATAAAGCGAGTCTGTATGAGCGAGAAATTGAAGATCGTCTATCGCCCTTTACAAGAACTGTCTCCGTATGCACACAACGCCAGGACACACAGCACTGAGCAGGTGGCACAACTGGTAGAAAGCATTAAGCAATTCGGCTGGACTAATCCGGTGCTGATTGATGAAAAGGGCGAAATTATTGCTGGTCACGGTCGCGTTATGGCGGCTGAAGTGCTCAAAATGGATTCCATTCCGGTCATCGTTCTGTCTGGTTTGATGGATGATCAGAAAAAGGCGTACCGCCTGGCAGATAATCGCCTGCCGATGAATGCTGGCTGGGATGAAGATCTGTTACGGATGGAGCTGTCGGACCTAATCAATGCTGATTTTGATGTCTCCCTGACAGGCTTCAGCCCGACAGAAATTGATGAACTGTTGACGGATGTTTTGCCCGGTACAGAAAATGAGGAGGAGCCGTATACGACGAAAATTGATACACCTGTTTATGAGCCGTCAGGCGATAAACCGGATATCGGCGAACTGTACGACGATACGAAAACTCAGGAGCTGGTCAGCCGGATACGTTCGGCGTCCCTTGATCCTGATATCGAAAAATTCCTCCTGTGTGCGGCAGAACGCCACACAGTGTTTAATTTCAGCAGAATTGCGGACTATTACGCTCACGCCCCCGCTGAAATTCAGTGTTTTTTCGAGGAGTCGGCACTGGTGATCATTGATTATCAGCAGGCTATTGAAAATGGATTTGTCCGGATGACGCAGCGCATGGTGGAGATCATGCATGGTGGTGAGGAGGAGGAATATGCGTGATGATTTTTGCGCCTTTATTCTGACTCACGGGCGACCGGACAAAGTTCTGACTTACCGGACGTTGCGTCGTGCTGGCTATACCGGGAAAATTTTTATCGTTGTTGATGATGAAGATAAGACACGGCATCAGTACATGGCTGAATTTGGTGAACAGGTGCTGGTGTTTTCCAAAGCCGATATCGCCAGTCGTTTTGACGAAGCCGATAATTTCTGTGACCGCCGCTCAATTTTTTACGCCCGTAATGCCTGTTTCGACCTGGCAAAACTGGTCGGGTGTAAATACTTCATTCAGCTCGATGATGATTATCACGAGTTTCAGTTTCGGGTGGATCGCAACTATGACCAGGCCTATTTTCCGATAAGGAAACTGGATGCGATCCTTTCTGAAATGCTGGCGTATTACGAATCAATACCTGCTCTTTCCATCGCTATGTCGCAGGGCGGGGATTTTCTTGGTGACAATGGCGGCCATGCTTCATGGGTGAAACGCAAGGCAATGAACAGCTTTATCTGTTCGGTCGAGCGACCGTTCTCATTCATGGGGCGCATTAACGAGGATGTGAATACGTACACGAATCTCGGTCGCCGTGGTGAATTGTTTATGACGATCGGTGCTGTCCAGTTAGGGCAGAAACAGACGCAGAAAAACAGCGGCGGAATGACCGAGCTGTATCTGGATTCCGGAACCTACGTTAAAAGTTTTTACTCCGTCATGTATGCGCCGTCGTGCGTAAAAATCTCACTGATGGGTGCCAGCCATAAACGCATTCACCATCAGGTCACCTGGAACAACGCTGCAGTAAAAATCCTTCACGAAAAATACAGGAAGAAGACACCCTGCATATCAATGGGGGTGACAAATGATTCCGTATTCGAAAGTCGAGTCTCTGGCAGCGTGCCGGATGACTGCACAACAAATAGCTGACGTTCTGGATGTTGATCTGAACCGACTGAAAGAAAATCGGGAAGCAATGACAAATTTTTATGCGTCCATCCGTAAGGGCAGAGCGAAAGGTGAAGCCGAGCTACGGGCGGCATTGTTTAAGCTTGCCAGAAAAGGGGATGCCTTTGCCCTGCGCGAACTACTCAGGGTGGATAAAAATCAGGACTAACTGATGAGCAGACCGGACTGGGGGGCGTTGCAGCAGGAGTATATTGCTGAATACACCCGCTCCGGTATATCTCCGGTGGCATGGTGTGAAGCAAGGGGACTGAATTACGCAACAGCCCGTCGTTACATCAAAAAACCTCCGAAAAATGCGCAGACAGAAATGCGCAAAACTGCGCAAAAAAGTGCGCAGAAAAAATCTGCGCAGACTGCGCAAAAGCGGAACGGAAAATCTCAGATAAAAAAGTCAGTATCCGATGCGTGCCTGAATGAGGGCGACGCAGAGGAAATTTCATTCTGTCCCGATGAATTCGGCATTTCTGACCAGCAGGCTAAGTTTGCGATGCTGGTTGCTCAGGGGAAAAAGCCGACAGAGGCATACCGACTGGCTGGTTATGAGGGGCAAGGTGCGACAGCTAACAGCAACGCCAGCCGTATGCTTAGAAATGCCAGGGTTTATCGTGCCATTAGCTACTTCCGCAATCAGTACCAGAAACGCTATACCGCAGATCTGGATTTACTGGTGAGCCAGTTGATGGCTATTGTCCAGGCCGACCCCAATCAGTTGGCACAATTTCGCCGTGTTAACTGCCGTTATTGCTGGGGCGAGAATCATCTCTACCAGTGGCGTGATATTGCAGAATTCGATAAGGCAGCGGCACAGGCCTCCAGAGATGGCAAACCCGAGCCGGAATATGGAGGCCTCGGCTTTGTTGATAACGCCATACCCAATCCGGACTGCCCGAAGTGCTGCGGTGAGGGAACGGGGCAGCTTTATATGGCTGATACCACTCTGCTTGATGGGGAGGCGCGGCAATTATATGCAGGGGCAAAGCTCGGGAAATTTGGTGTTGAGATCCTGCTGGAGGATAAGGCTGCCGCCCGGCGCGAACTTATCAAGCTGATAATGGCGACGAAAGGAAGTTCTGCTGGTGGTGCAACTGACAGTCGCAATGATCTGGAGCTTGAAGGACTGAGGCTTCGCAACGAAAAGCTGCGCACTGAGATTGAAAACCTCAAAAAAGGCGTGGGTGGTGAGAATAACGAAATAATTATCCACAACTCTCTGCCGATGCCGGGAGTGGATAATGTCGATTGAAATCTATCTCCCAAAACCTCATGAGGGGCAAATAGCTGCATGGACGGCGGCAATAGAAGAACGCTTCCACGCGGTATGCTGTGGTCGTCGCTGGGGTAAAACGGTGATGCTGGTGAACATCGCTACCAGTTTCGCTACGCGGAAATTTGCCGTTCCTACCACCGGGCAACTTATCGCGGGTAGGGTGGGGATTTTTACCGCGCAATACCGCCAGTACCAGGAAATCTGGGATGAAATTAGCGCCGTTCTGCAACCGCTGATCCTCAGTCAGTCAAAAAATGAAAAGCGCATCATTCTCCGCAATGGGGGGCGCATCGACTTTTGGGTAACGGACAATAACAAACTGGCCGGGCGTGGGCGTAAATATCACGCTGTGCTGATTGATGAGGCCGCATTCACTAAATCGCCGGAAATGCTCGAGGAAATCTGGCCCCGAGCGATACGCCCGACGCTTGTCGATTACCGTGGCTGTGCGTGGGTATTTTCCACACCAAACGGTATCGACGAGAGCAATTTTTTCTACGCGATATGCCACGATGAATCCCTGGGATTTGTTATGCACCATGCGCCAACTTCATCGAATCCGTATATTCCGAAAGAAGAACTGGAGGAAACGGAGAAGAAATCCGATCCGCGCGTCTGGCAGCAGGAATATCTTGCAGAGTTCGTAGACTGGTCCAAAGACGCGTTACTCGATGTCGATAAGCTGCTGGTGGACGGTCAACCAATTGAGATGCCGCCGTACTGCGACATGATTTTCGCAGTGATGGATACGGCGCTGAAAGGCGGGACCGAAAATGATGGTACTGGCGTGGTGTATTTCGCTTATGAGTCAACGTATTCGGACGAGCCAAAACTGACGATTATTGACTGGGATGTGACGCAAATTAAAGCGTCATTGCTTCCTGAATATATCCCCGGCGTTTATGACAACCTCGAGCGCCTCGCGAAATTATGCCGTCCGCGTCTGGGCAGCCAGGGAATTTTTATGGAAGACGCCGCGATGGGGGCAATCCTCAACCAGAAGGCGGAAACCGAAGGCTGGGATATGACGCCGATTAAATCGGCACTGACCAGCAAAGGTAAAGACGAACGGGCGGTGATGGCATCCAGCTACCACTATCAGGGGATGTGCAAAATCGTCCGGGAGGCTTACGACAAGACCGTTTCATTCAAACGTACCACCGCAAACCACCTCATTAAACAAATCGCCGGGTTCCACCTGGCAGACAAAGACGCGCATAAACGTGCTGATGACCTTTTCGATTGTTATACCTATGGATTGATTATCGCGCACGGTAATTACGCGGCGTTGTAAAAAATCAGGATATTTTTGATGGCAGAGATCGAGATTACTGGCGGCCTCGGTTCAGCACTGATGCATATTCTTGAGGCTGAAGAAATTCAGCCGGGAACCGACATTGGCTATGAATTGTGTAAGCAGCTGTGGCAATTCCATCCTCTGGGCGGAAAACTTGTCGAAAAACCCATACTGATGGCGATGTGTAAGCCGCGCCAGTATAACGTGGAGACAGACCCTGACGAGAGGGTTGTGAGGCGTTTTCAGGAGGTATGGGAACGCATGAAGGTCAACGAGAAGATTAAAAATCTGTTTTTTCTGTCTCGTTGCTACGGTGCTGCAGCGATCGGCGTGGGCACCGACAGCGTTCCATGTCGTGAACCGCTTCCGACGTTCGGACTGACAGAAGATGACGTGTATATCAACGCGTGGGACCCGTTGAACGCTTCCGGTTCGATGGTGACTGACCAGAACCCCAACAGCCCGTTTTTCCAGGAAGCCAATAAAAAACTGAAGATTGGTGGGAAAGACTGGCATCCGTCACGCACACTGAAAATCTTCAACGGCACACCGATTTATCTGGAGTTTCAGAGTTCATCGTTCGGATTCACCGGACGAAGTGTGTTTCAGCGCGTTCTTTATTCCCTGAAATCCTATATCAACACGATGGAGGCGAATGATCTCGTCAGCCAGAAGGCGGGCGTACTGGTAGCTAAAGTTGTGCAGTACGGTTCGAAACTTGACGGGATCATGGCTGCCGCCACGGGACGAAAAAGGGAAAACGTCAAAGAGGCAAAAAATAAAGGTGTGCTTAGTATCGGGAAGGATGAGGACGTTACCTCGCTAAATCTACAAAACATCGATGGTGCGCTAAACGCTGCACGCGACAATATTATTTCCGATATTGCGTCAGGGAGTGACGTTCCGGCGATCCTCATCAAAGAGGAAGCCTTTTCGAATGGTTTCGGTGAGGGGACCGAAGATTCGAAAGCCATCAGCCAGTATATCGATGGTGTACGCCAGCAGATTGAACCCGTGATGGATTATTTCGAACGCCTGGTGCAGTACATCGCCTGGAACGAGGAATTTTATCAGTCGCTGAAAAATGATTACCCGGACATCATAACTGATGACTATAAAACCACGTTTTACCAGTGGCGACGTGAATTTACCGCGACATGGCAGGAGCTGGTGGAGGAGTCGCCGGACAAACGCCGGGAAAGCGATAGTAAAGTGATTCAACAGGCGATAGCACTTTTCTCTGCCGTGTCGCCACAGGTTGATCCTGAAAACCGTGCCGCCGTCACTGAATGGCTGGCAAGCCTTGTTAATGCCACGCAAACCTATGGCGAAGCTCCACTCATCATTGATGTGGACGCGCTGGCGAATTATGAACCACCGAAGCAGGAGACGCCTGATGGCAATTTCCAGCCGGGCGGTGAGGAAGAAGAAACGGATCAGGACGCTGTATGAGGTTCTGACGGATGCCGTTAACTACTACGTAAATCACGGGTGGGATAGCGAAAAATCATTGCTCGAATGGTGCCGGAAACTCCGTGTAGCCGCTCAACGAGAAACCCCTGATGATACCGTAGCCAGAAAACACCTCACCGCTATCTACAGCCGTCTTGTCATCGACGGCGGGGCATTACGGGATCAGCCTCCTGACGGCCCTAAAAAAATCACTGTTGAAAAACTGAAACCTGAGTTTCGCAAGGAACTCGACAGGCGAATTTTCGCCAGTGCCAACCTGATAAAACTCAACCGAGAACAGGCCATCGAGAAAACCATACAGCGTTTTCAGGGTTGGGTTACGTCCATTCCGCCTGACGGGGTGAGCGAAATTGATCGCCGGGAAGTGAAGGCCGGGTTTCAGAAATCCCTGAAGGATATGGATTTTATCAGTCGTCGGGTGGCAATTGACCAGGGGCATAAGCTGGCAAGCAACGTTAAGTATCTGCTGGCTGTTCAGAGTGGAGCGATTGCTCTGCGCTGGCATTCTAACTGGCGGCGTCCGGGCTACAAATACCGACAGGACCACAAAGAGCGCGACGAGAAAATTTATCTCCTCCGCGATTCGTGGGCGCTGGAGCAGGGGCTGATTAAGCCCGTATATGGTTTTTATGACGAAATCACTGCTGCCGGGGAGGAGGTTTATTGCAGTTGCGATGCACTGCCGATCTACGCCCCTCAGAAACTACCCGACGAATTTTTAACGGAGAAGGGCAAACGTGAGTTTAACCGAGCTTGAAGTGGCAGAACGCATCAGGGACGGAACCGTACCGTCTCCGGTGAAATTCTCCAACATGTGGCTGGTGAATTTGCGAATAACCGGAACCGGGCTTGCCTATCGCGCCGGGCTGAAAGAGCACGTCTGGCGTGATCCAAAGCTCTATCTGAACGAGGAGTTTTTAAGGCGATGCAATGGCCTTCCGGTTATCGCAAACCATCCTGACGACGCAGTTCTGACGGAGGAGGATTTTAAATCGCGGATCGTCGGTAGCGTCATGCTGCCGTATATCCGGGGTGATGAGGTATGGGCGGTGTGCCGCGTTTACCTCCAGAGCATTGTTGAAGAAATCGCTGAGGGGGATGTTTCGACAAGCCCGTCGGTGGTGTTCAACAGCACATCAGGAAATGTGGAAGTACAGGAAGGTGACACCAATTTTTTAATCGAGGGCGTTCCTTTCCTGGTTGATCACATCGCCCTGGTGACGAAAGCCCACGGCTCGCTGGGCGTGTGGGATAAAGACCGGATCCCCGCAGGGGTTGAAGTGACAAACACAGGTGAAATCGAGATGGAAAAAGAAGAACTCCAGGCCCTGTTACAGGGGGTTGTGAGCGATGCCCTGCAAGGCATTAATCAGAAAATCGATGGTGTCGTTACGCGCATGGACTCACTGGAGCAGCGGGACAAAGCGCGGGCGGATGCCGAAGAGCAGGCGAAAAAAGAGGCCGAAGAAAAGGCCAAAGCCGATGAAGCCGCAGAGGAACAGCGTAAAGCTGATGAAGCTGCGGCAAAGGAGGCGGAAGAAAAAGCCAAAGCTGACGAGGCAGCAGCCAAAGATGCTGAGGAGAAAGCAAAGGCTGATTCCGAAGCAGAAGAACAGCGTAAGGCCGACGAGGAGGCAGAAAAAGAACGCAATGATTCTGCCCTGGCAGAAGCGCAGGCAAAAGCCGACTCCGCATTCAGTGCCTGCGGTAAAAACGCGCCAGCACCGTTTTCTGGTGAAAATGCGCTGGACTACCGCAAGCGTGCGCTAATCGCTATGCAGAAACACTCTCCAGCACATAAGGACGTCAATATTCGCGCGATTGCGGATTCTGCAACGCTGGCTGTGCTTGAGGACGCAATTTTCAGTGCCGCCCGTCAGTCCATCGAAAAAGAAATGATGAGTACGCAGGGGCAACTGCATAAACGTATCCGTAACGATGAAGCCGGGCGTCGCATTACTGAATATCAGGGCGATCCGAACGTCTGGCTGAGTGCCTTCAAAATTCCGGGGCGTCGTCTGGCAAAAATTAACACTCAAGGGAGCCTGAACAATGGCTGATATTAACTTTCATCCGTTTAAAAACCGTGGAGCATTTGGTGGCCTTTTTAACGTCGAATCCCGTGGGCTGATGCAGGGGGATGCGCAGGATGATCCGGCAATTCGTCTGCAACTTTGCTCCGGACGACTGGACAGCAAAATCAGTGAACCGGTATGGGGTGGTGTCGGTGTTATTGAGTGCATCGCTCCCGCGAAAGACAGCGTTAACGGGGCGGTTATCAAGCAGGCCACGAAGGACGCCTGTAACGCATTTACAGTCTTTAATCAGGCATTTCATGGCATTACCACGCCGGATAATCCGGTGCCGTTATATCTCGCGGGTGGCTTTGTTCACTATTACCGCGTCGGTTCAGGTGCCCGCATTCCTCTCCCTGTCAGTGCAGAAGTTGTTGCGCTGGCTGATGGAAATAACACCGTTGCTGCCAGTGGTTTTGTGTGGGATCTGACGAAAAACATGGTTGATGTTTATTCGGGATCACCCGGCACTAATCCGAAAGTGGATATTAAGCTGCTGATGGTTTCAGTTGACGGAAACCTGACGGTGAAAAAAGAGGATGGCGGTAACGTTGTCTGGGAAATCGGCAAACCGTGCGGCCTGTTTTTAATTTAAGGGGATATTAATTAATGAGCGCATTTACTCCTGCGACTACTATTGTGTCGCCGTCAATGGTGCTGCCGGAAATGATCGTGCAACAGAGCATGGCTTCCGGTGCGTTTGAAGTCCTGGCTGGTGGTGCTCCGGCAGTAAAAATCAGTTCCAGTGATTTGATGGTCTATCAGAAATATCTGCGCATGACCTCGCAGGCGCAGGTCAGCCAGTCTCTGCCGGGCCAGTTACCGTCTTCCAGTATCTCTGGTGGCTATGACGGGATGATGACTTACCGAATTTCTTCCCGCTCGCAATACAGCTATCTCGATACTGATGCAGCAGATCGCTGGGGCTATTCTCTGATTGAAGGCCTGCGCCTGGCTAACCGCCAGGGACACGCTCAAATGTTGCGTAATATGCTGCTGTACGGTGTTGAAGCGAAGAATAACGAAGGGATCACCAACTCCCCGAATGCAGTGACACTGAATCTGGGCAACGACAGCAAAGGTAACGATTCATACACCACCTGGGATTCCGGCGAGATGGCTAAATTTATGCTTGGCCTGATTGCTGACCAGAAAACCCGCATGTTGCTGCTGGGGCAGCCATTAACGACTGTTATTCTGAGCCCACAGCGATTCATGAAGGCGCTGGAGTGGACAGGAATTGTTGAGCTGACCAGTTACCAGCGTCCTGGTGGTGGTACCGGAACGGTGGGAACGATGGTTAAAGACGTCGCCGATAAGGCGACAGGCGACGACATCATTTTCTGCCAGGATGACACGCTGATCGGTAAAGGCGCTGGTGGTAATGACCTGATCATCGTTACGAACCCGACGATTGAGGTTCCGGAAGCGCGTCACACCATTAACACCAATATTTTCTCCACGCTGGTACCTAACCAGCAGGCCGTCAACGTGATGTTCTGTGATATGGCAGCGCCGACGGAAATTCCGTCCCCTATGCCGGATGGCGGCCTGACCACGTTGTATACGATGCGCGCGACGCCGGGCTGGAACTTCCGCCCTGAGGGGATCACCCTGTTGTCTGCCAAATACGCATAAACGTTCAATCTGATAATGCGGGGAGCTAAATGCTCCCCTTTTTTGTGGGAAAAATTTATGAAGCTCTACATCGCTAACTGCTCACGTCAGCCGCACACGTTCAACTACAAACTCCCCGAAAAAACGCAGTCGTTCGGTGTGACAATTCCGTCCGGACGTCAGCATATGATCGAAAATCAGTCCGATATTATCGACCACATCATCCGACAGCATGAGCCTTACGGATTCCAGCGTTGTGACAAGGTGGACAAGAATTTTTCCGGTATCTGCTATTCCATCGATAAACCTGTGAGCGTCGGTCGCATTGAGGATTGCGCGGAGCAGAAAACGGAAAATCTGGAATCCCTGTCAGAAGAAATTCTCGCAGCCAGCGCCGTATCGCTGAATAACGCAGTGGATCAGGCAGTGATTCAGAGTGGCGAAAAACCTCAACCGGGTGGTATTGAAATGGAAATCACCGGGGAAGCGATTAACACTGAACAGGAAAATCCGCCCAGCACAAAGCGAAATATTAAGGTTAAAAAATAATGACCTTGCGTCCGTCACTGGAGGGATTTATTCGCTTTGTTCGTGACGACATGAAAGTACCGGTTCACGCTATTGCTGACGATGATCCGACGCTGGAATGTTGCTTTCAGTCTGCGATGGAGCTAATCCCTCATGATCAGGGGCTGGAGCGTTTACCCATCATCTATGTGCGAACGGTTTATAACGCTGCCGCCTCAATTCTCCTGAATTTCGCTCCCGGCTCGTGGTTTGCCGACCTGAGAAAAAAACTCAACCTTGGGAAACTGGCTACTGGGCTTGTCAGTGCGGCAGCAGACCAGGGGACATCGGGTTCGATCACCATCAGCGATGCGCTGAGTAATCTGTCTTTGCTGGATTTGCAGATGTTACAGGATCCGTATGGACGACAGGTTGTTGCGGTGCTGATGCAGATGGGCACGGTATGGGGTTACACGCCATGAAACTTTGTTTTGGGGTTATCGACCAGCCGTATGACTACGGCGACGAACCGGGAAAAACCACGTTTGACGTAGCCTGTGACCTCGAGGAGCGATACGAAATTTTTACGCACTTCTGGGAAATGCATAAGGACGAGATTATCCAGGAGGCAGGTACTGAACTGGCGTACCAGTTGGTCAATCACTTCAAGTATAAGGCTCCGCTACCTGGCGAGCATTTTCTGGAAGGGACCGGGAAGATTTTCCATATTTTTCTTGAAACTGAAGAAATGGCCGGGATGACGATTAACGGAAACCCTGTGCCAACTCAGGCCGCGCTACTGGGCGTTAACTCCAGGCTTAAGGACAAATATACCGGAGAGCGGCGTCCGTCATTCATAGACGGCGGCCTGTTTAAGGGCAGCTTTATAGCGTGGATAGATAATAATGCCGAGTCTTGAGGAATTAGCCGAACAGCACAGTTCGCAGCTCTCGTCCGTTCTTAAATCCGCAGTTGAAACCATCTCGTCAGACCAGGAAATCACGTTCAGGCTCTATGTCCGGCAGGTTCTGCCGCTGGATGGCTTTGTCTATTGGGTTAATGCGGAAATCATCAGTTGCGATGAACTGTGTCGCCTGAATATTGAGTCACCAACTCGTCTGAAAATCAAAGGCAGCCTGCATCGTCAGGTTATTGCGATTCAGGACGAGTCTGTCTCGAAGGATGTGAACAACATTATTTTCACGCCTGTTCAGCAGGTTGATGATTTTAATGTGGAAAATCCCGATGCGATCTATCTCGGTGAGTACGGAGGCGTCCAGTTCGCTTTTTCACGAATGGAGAGCCGTTATCAGCAGTCGGGTATTTTTCATTATCGCGGCATGGCGATTTTACCAACCATGCGTTCTCAGATTATCGACTACGAGGAGGATATCAGCGACGAGCAGATCATCTCCAACAGCATCCCGATCTGGCTGCAAATGAAAGATGCCGCGACCGTGTATCCGTCTTACCTAGTACCGCAGAACCTTCGCCCTCCGTATATCGCGGTGGATGTTCGCAACAGTATTCCGTTGCAGGTGGCTCCCGTTGTTTTCGGCGGTGAGCGGTTCCAGCTAGTCCAGGATTCGGTTCGCCTGACGCTTTACGGATTCAGCAACAAAATGGCGCTGGATCTTGTCGACTCGGTGGTGAACAGGGCGCTGGAGGAGGAAAAGTTTGGTGTAACCAATATTCCGGTGGTTCAGGACGCAAAGTCGGGACAGGTTGAAATCAACGCTCTGGCGAAGAAAAAGATTGTCGATTTTGACGTGAATTACTACCAGAGCACCGCCCAGGAAATGTCCCGGCAGTTGATTGAAAAAGTTATTTGTAAATATGAGGTTAAATAATGGGATTTAATATCGTCACGGTGAATGTGTCCCAGACCATCGGGGCCATTCCCTCGAATTTGCAGCAGATGTCTGCGGTTCTCTCGTTTGGTTCCACGACTCATGAGCCGGGAAAACCCGTATTACTCACCCGTAATCAGGATATTAACGAACTGGTTAAAAATCCGATTGCTGGCTTGTCGGCGGCTGCCGTAGGAAGATCTGCGGCAAGCGTCACCGTTACGATGACGCTTCCGGAAGGGAGCAACATCCGACGCGAAAACAGTTCTGAGGTGAAAATTGTTGTTTCCGGGTGTTCGCCCGACGCGTGGAATGGCGAATATACTGCTACCGTCACGGATGAAAAAACACTGACCTGGACTATTACTGATTCTCAGCTTTCCGGTTCTCCAGTGACGCTGGGGCAGTTTTCTATTGCTGGCAGTGAAAATCTGGTGACGGCAGTAAACACGTTTTTTGCCCAGGGAAATTCAGTGGGGATTTACCTGCTGGAGTTGGGAGTACAGAAAGGCGGAGTCAGTAAGGAAATCGCTGCACTGAAAGCTTATATGGAAGATCCGCTCCTGCGTTTTTATGCGTATCTGGTGCCGCAGCCGTGGGATGGTGACGCAGAGTTTATCAGTCTGGCAAAACTCCACACCGCCAACGAAGCGATGCAGTATTTCTTCGTGCTGACGAAAACGCCGGACGACACGAATTACGTTTCGCCTTATGCCGGTATTAAGTCGGTTATTGCAACGGCGGATGATACGTACCCGGCGACAAACGCGGCAGCAGCCGTAATGTGGAACTATGTTTCCGCATCACCTTCAGAAATCAACAAGGTGCCGCCGATGGCATTTCGCTATTTACAGGCGGTAAACGCCCACAAGGGCAAAAATTCCATTCTGGCCACGATGACGAAGCAGAATATTAACTACATCGAAACGGGTGCTGAGGGTGGAATCTCCAACACGATCCTGGTGAAAGGCGTTACCAGTGACGGTAACGATATGACGTACTGGTATTCCGTGGATTGGGTGCAGATTAACGTCGATATGCAGCTCGCCAACGCGGTGATCAACGGCTGCAATAACCCAATTAACCCGCTTTACTACAACCAGGACGGGATCGACCGTCTGCAGCAGGTCGCACAGGCGGTGTTCAATACGGGCGTATCTTACGGCCTGGTCAACGGCCAGCCTGTCGTAGATGCAGTGCCTTTCCGCCAGTATATCAACACGAATCCGAATGATTACGGTATTGGGCGTTATGCGGGCCTTTCGGCCTCCTATACGCCGATGCGCGGATTTGTCGAAATCATTTTTAACATCAATGTGACAATGCAGCTTTCGTGAGGGACTGAACCGTGCCTAATCCAATGATCCCCGTTGGCACCCTTAACCGGGTTCGCGCCAGCGTTAAATTCACCTCTCATTCCGAACTGAATGTGTCCGCCTCATTTCTGGCAAAAGAAGGCGTCGAATTGTCCTTTCAGGGCAATATCACGGAGTTTTTACCCGCCATGACGGGAGCCGTGCAGTCGCCGCAGCCATACATGATTTTACAGGCGCGTGTTCATCTGCTGCGTAGCCAGGCGCTGGGGAAACAATTCAAGGCTCAATGGGAAAAGAACGCCACGATCGGCGACGCAAAAGTGTATAGCGACAGCACGGTGTTCGGTGACTTCGATATCTATAACACGGCGATCACCAACGTGCAGGATATGACCTTCGCCGGGGGCGAGCCGGGTGTGGCCATCACCATTACCGGTACGTATTACATCAACTCTGAAATGTGGGATCTGGTATGAAAATCTCCCGAAATCTGAATCTGATTATTCCTGTCCGGACAGAAAAGGGTAACGGCTGGATCCATGCCACGCCGATCAGCAAAGAGGTGTTTAAAGAGCATTTCTTCATTCTGAGTAAAACTTTTTCTGCCATTTTTTCTGAAGGTCTTGGCGTCGTTGCGGGGCCGCGTATCGCCTGCCTTATGCTGGAACGGATCTCCTCAGATATGAACATCTGGGATGGCGAAAAGGGCGTTCGCAATACGCTCGTGAATGAAATCATTCGCCTTGCGAATCTGGTTTACCCAGTCGAAGGGAAAGGTTATGACACGATCCCGCTTGATATGGCGCTGGAGCGCGGCATCGTTGAATTTGATGATGTGGCAGGTGAACTCGTTTTTTTTACATGCGTCTCGTCGATAAACACACCGGAGCAGACGGAGCAGATGATGCTGGCAGTCAGTGGAATGTGGAACAGTCGCACTTCATCCTTGAGTCTTACGGATTGGATTGCTTCCTTGCCGACATTGAAGCCTGCCGCCAGTTCTGGCGCGACGGCGAACACGTCATCAGTGACATCCTCGACTACTCAGCCGGAGACGGATTCAGCGACATCTGGGCAAATTCCGGCCTGAATGTAAAAACAGCAGCTCAGTTTCGTGAGCTGCGTAAATGCACGACGCCGGGAGGTGTATTGAATGTCAGGTAATCAGATGCCAGTTCTGACACTGGACGTTAATGAAGAACATCTTAAGCGACTTGAGGCGATATTTGAAAAGTATCGCAACGGGCTGATGATTGGCCCTGCCGGTACGCCGCTTAAAATACCTTCAAATACAGGTCCGGCAGGTGGCGCCCGGCAGACAACCGCAGGCGGAGAAGCCAATCAGGCTCCCAGGAAACCATCTTCACCCGAGCCAGTTTCGGCTGCTTCCACTGATGGACGTTTAAGGGATGAAAAAGGGCGCTTTGTTGGAAGCGGGAAAACACCTGATTCGCTGGTGAGCAACTATAAAGGTCGCGGCGAAACGATGTTTGATAAGTATCTCAACGGGCTGGGTAAAAACGCTCAGGGGACGCTGAAAACTTACAAACAGATCAATTCAACGCTTAAAACGACTAATTCCCGGTTAAAAAGCCTGTTTAAAACCACGGTTGCGTGGGGGGCGAAGATAGCTGCAATAGGGGTTGCGGGGCCGTTTGGCTACGGCTATATGGCAAGTAAAGTCGCGGCACAGTATAGCGTGGCTCAGGGGTTAGGGATGGAAACCGCCCAAATGCAGGCTGCACGTGCCACCTATTCTCCATATTTTTCTGGCACAGAAGAACTGGTTCAGCATCTGGCGAACGCACAGAAAAATCCAAACGATCCAAACTATGCTGGTCTGGTTAGTCTTGGAATTGATCCGCGAGATGGTGCAGCAAAGAATCTGCCCAAACTTATGAGTGCGCTTGCATCTCTAGTTAAGCAATATAAAGGTTCAGGACTTACTCAGGGGATTCTCAACGGACAAGGACTTGGATTTGTTGATGTCGCGACAACTAACCAGGCGGAAGCGAATCTGGACAAGATCCCCCAACTGAATGAGAAATTTGCAGCAAATACCAGGTTACTCGGCGCTTACCTCACGCCAGCTATGCAGTCAGATTATCAGGATACGGTGAGTAACCTGATGGTAAATGGAAACAGAATATCAAATTCCTGGTATGCAGCTCTTGCCAGATATAACCCATTAATCAGAGGTGCATCTGATGGGCTGACATCCAATATTGAAGGTTTTCTGAATGGTGGAAATTTTAAACAAATTCTCACTGAGGCTGGAGAAGGGCTGGAGAAACTTGGTAAGTGGCTAAATAGTGAACAGTTTAAAAATGATCTTGATGATTTTTCTCTGGCGGTGAGCCGTATTGCAAAAGCAATATGGTCAGCTATCAAATGGATCGGCGGGAAAGATAAATATCTCCCCGGAACCGGAGTTGGTGCTGAACAGGCAGATCCAGTTCTTGTGGCATTTGGGGATAAATATCTCGGCGGTGCGTTGCCGGGAGCAAACCCGATGACAAATCAGTATACGGGTGAGTTTTATAAACAGGATGATGTATATAAAAATTACCGTATGCCTAATGATTTAAAGAGAAATATTCAGAACTTTGTAGAGCAAGCCAATAATACTTATCGACTTCCTAAAAATATGATGTCTGCAATTGCAGAAGCCGAATCATCGTGGAATCCCCTAGCGAAAGGAAGCCCCGATGAAAATGGCAATTATGCTAAGGGGTTGTGGCAATTCTGGGATAGCACCGCAAAACAGTATGGTCTGGTGGGAGATGATGTTTATGACCCAAATAAATCCACTCTTGCGGCTGGCCGCTTTTTAAATGATCTGAATCGGCGTTATAAAGGCGATGTGGCAAAAATGCTTACGGCATATAACGGAGGTCGTATTGATAGAGATGGAAATCTAAGTTTGAGAATGGAGACTGTAAAATATTTAATTAAATTATTGCCTCAGATACAGGGAGCCTTGGATCAACACCCTGGTATTATGAATCAGCTAAGAAATGCCAAAGATAACCTTCAGGGTGCTGGCAAAAATGCCCGCGCAATAATTGAGCTTCAGGTGCGACAATCGCCAGGTTCCGACATACTGGCACAACTCGCCGGAACGCAACAAATACCGGGGTAAAAGATGTCACTTAATTACTTTGGACAAGCTTTCAAACTGGCGTTTGAAGTATCGCCCATTCTTTTAGTTGATGGCATAGCGTCGAAAATTCCTGGCGGGGTGATGCCGATTGCTGTTCTGACCGAAGGACTAAGCATCGCGAACGGTCTGCTGCATGGAGAGATTCGTACACGTTCGATGGCGGCATTCACGCCAATGGCGGGGACAACGTTAGTCCAGCAGGATATTTGCAACCTGAATTTCTATAACCAGGTAACGGCAGCGAATGCGACCGTCAGGAAGCCTAACCGGGTAGTCATGCAGATGATCCGTCCGGCATCTACGGAGGACGGTGGCTACACCGCGAAGGGAATGACGTTCACGGCGCTGAAAATGGCGCTTGATATGCATAACCATTATGGCGGTTGCTACACCGTTCTGACTCCCTCGTTTATCTACACGCGCTGCCTGATGCGGTCGTTTATCGATACATCCGGTTTCTCTGAGCAGAACAAGCAAGTGCAGCACACCTGGCAGATTGAGTTTGAGCAACCATTGTCGTCTGTCGAACAAACAGTAAAGACGCTGGCGAGCGTTCTGGATAAATTTGATAAAGGGATGCCGTCAGACGGGCCGCTATCGTGGTCAGGTATTAAGAACCAGGTCGTGCAGGAGTTTGGTATTGGCTTATGACAACGTTAATTCCTTTTAAACCAGACGGGCGAGGTCCGTTTCAGTTCACGGCCAGAATCGGAGAATATGAAGCATTCGCCCGCGTTCCGTTTAATCTGTACGCAAACCGTTACTATCTGGAACTGAAAGACAGTTCTGGCAAGGTCATTGTATATACGCCTCTGATTGCTTCCCCTGATGGTTACGATATTAATCTGGCGCTGCCTTGCTCGCCGGGGAAACTCATTTTTCGCGAAAGTACGAATCAGTTTGAGGTTTCGTAATGCGTTATTACCGACTGGAAATCATTAACCCTAAAACAGGCAAGCCGCCAGTGGATAGCAACGGAAATACCATTGGTCCGTTTGATACCAGCAGAACGCCGGGATGCGGGCTACATGTTGAATTTGATGTGGAGGTGGCTGGGCTTGATGTAGTGAATTCAGGAACGATGCTCACAATATACGGTTTGCCTATCGACATGCTGAAGCAAAGCGTGAGTTTGCAGGGGTGTCTGGTCCGTATGAAAGCGGGCTTTGTTGAGGGATTGCCTTTGGCAAATCCACAGCAACAGGGTGAGGTAATTTATGGCGAAATTTATCTGGCCTATGCCAACTGGATCGGCACGAACCAGACCTTAAACCTGGTAATAAATCCAACCGTACGCAAAACAGATGATGGTAAACCGTTCTCTATCGAGGGAGAGGGGCTTAAAGGGGAAAAGGTTAGTGATGTAATCTCCCGTGCGTTGCAAAAGGCATTTCCGAATAAATTGATCGACTGCACAGTCAGTGACAGTCTGGTTTTACCAGAGCCGTGGAAGGGAACCTACGACAATATTGGGTCGTTGGCGATGGTAGTCCGTAGTGCTTCAATCGCAATGATGCGTAATGAAAGGTATAGCGGAGTCGCTATCAGTATTCTTTCCGACAGGATACGAATCTACGATAACGTATCGGCAAATTGGGGTGAGCCAAAAACAATTCATGCCCATGAACTGGTCGGGCAGCCGACATGGATAGCGCCGTTTACCGTCAGTTTCAAATGCCCCATGAGGGGCGACATAAGATGTGGTGATGTGATCAAATTGCCAGAGGGGCTTTATTCTGGCTCTGCGTCGATCGTGATGGCTAATACAACGGCACCCAGCGTTATCGCAAAAAATTCGACCACGTTTACCGGGAAATTTCTTGTGAAATCGGTCAGACATATTGGTTCGTATCTGACAGCCGATGGCGATGCCTGGGTGACGGTATTCGAGGCATATGCTGAGAACTGGGCGAGGGTGTAATGTCAAACGCTCAAAAAATACCGTTTCTCCGAACGCTGTCAGAGATGATGACCAGTTCTGGTAACCAGCAAGCCGAGCTTAAAGGCCGTGAATTGCCCTGCCATGTTGTCGATGTCAGCGGGCAGATAGTGACAGTTCAGTTTGATATGCTGCCGGAGGGGATCAACTTTCCGCAGATAACAATCCCTGTCGCCACATTCCCGTATATTCGTTACCCGATACAGCCGGGCGATCGAGGAGTAACAATTGCCGCTGATGTATCACTGCGCGGTGTGTCTGGATTGGGAACCGGTATGGCGACGCTCTCTTACTCGATGTCGCTCACTCCACTGTTTTTCGTGCCACTGGCAAACAAGGACTGGTCCGACGAAGATCCGCAAAAAATAGTTTTGTACGGTCCGGATGGCGCGATCCTCAAAACAGAGGGCGGCAGTAGCTCGGTAACGGTGGCACCGGAAGAAATCAGGCTAAAGTCGAAAGCTGTTTACCTCGAGGCCGAAGATATCTTCATGAACGGGAAAATTCATCTCAACGGTCCAATCGTACAGGACAAAGAACAAATGAAGGATACAACCGCTTCGCTGATTGGCCCTCTCAAGGTCGAGAAAGATGCAGTTATCAACGGCGTGAGCGCCAGCGGCCACAGCCACGATGTGACTGGCGTTCAAAGCGGCGGCAGCACGATCACGTCGAAGAAACCAAATCCGGGTTAATACCGGCTCACTTTAAATTACATCCATAAAGCGAAAGCCCCGGCTGCTGCAACAGTTCGGGGCTTTTTGTATCAACAGAACAGTATTTGAAATGGCATGGAGATTACTCATGCAGCCAAATTCTAGCGCACCTAAAGATAAATTTGGAGACGATTTGATGATTAAGGCTGAGACAACCCCACAAGGGGCTGATAAGGCTGCGAGAATAATCGCAGTATGTCGGGGTATTCGGCATATTCTGACTCCAGTAGCGTGGATCATTTGCACCGCTCTGGTTACCGGCACCTTAATTTACTTGAAAGGTTGACGTATGAGAACATGGGGCCGCGTCACCGACGCGAACGGCAACAAAAAATGGGTTGCAGTAGAATCTGACGCCAACGGTGATTTCTCCTACGGCTGGCTGACGACGCTCATTCAGACGTTAAAGCTGGGATTGGGGGAGTCGCCATTTTACGCGAATTACGGTATTCCTGCGCAGCAGTGCATCGTGCAGCAGATTTACCCGGACTACTATGTGAACATGGTTCAGCAACAGTTTGCCGGGTATTTTGCATCATTGGCCATTTCAAAGGTAGATGGGGCAGAGAACCCCACCTATAACATCGATGTTGTGTTTTTTAACGGAACCAGTTACCGGACGCAGGTTCCGGTTTGAGGCAAGCTTTCGGGCATCAGTTGGGCCAGTGGCGTGTTAAGAAGTTCATCGCGAGGCATGACAATCCATCCACTTTTGCGTAGTAAGTGAATTGCCCATTCTGTGGTTATAACTGAGCCTGATTTGTGGTGCTCAATGTGGGTAACGGAGCCGTTTCTGACGCGCATGATGATGTCAACATTCAGAGGGGATTGTGTGCTGGTGGTTTCTTCGCGCAGCTTCTTCTCGCACTCGATGAAGTATCGGCGGATCTGGCAGCCTTTTTCGTTGCGCTCGACCATTGCCAGTTCTTTGGCGGGGTCCAGGATGAGGTGGTAGTCTTTAGCTGGTATGCCTCTATCGATTATTTCCCGATTTTGGGAAATAATCAAAAAGTCCTGATTTTCTACGAATTCATACTCGCTGATTCGCTCGGTGATCCAAGTAGCAAAGCGTTTACCTACTTCGAGAAAGGCGTGCATCATAAATATCACTGCCTGATTTTACATGTTTTCTTTACAGGAATTGATTGCAGCCTTATATGCTTCCGGAAGGCCATCTAATGGGAAGAATATTTTTTGTGGTTTTTCTTTACTTTCAGTTGGCGGAGTGTACCAAAAAGAAAAACTACCTTTCCCTTTAGATTTTAACAAATCACTAATCTTTAATGAGCTAATAGGACTGAACAAGTAACCTTCATTGATAGATGGGGTTGTTATAGAGTCCTGCTTTTGTTGTCCACTGATTTTATAGCTTACAGGAAGGAACGGTGGTAAATCCATTTGTTTATATCCAATAAAATGATTGACAGTTACATCACCGGGCTCACATTGAGTTAACGGTGATATATCAATAAATAAAGTTGATTTATCCTGCGGCAATTTGGATTCAACACCAATACGATAAGCCATAGTGGTAGGCATGGTAAACTCAGCATAATACCATTTACCAAATTGTTGAATGTCATTCATTCTCTCTGTGGCATCAATTGCATGAGAAACACCAGAAAATAGCAGTGAGCTAATCAAAATCCCTAATGAGTTAAATTTCATAAAATCCTCTTGAGATTAATTATGTCAGAAATACCAATTACTATGACCAGTGCGGGTGCGCAGCCTACGCCACCCAATGACTTACTCGCGAATCTTATCACCAGAGTTGCTGAAAAAGTACCTGGATATACAGCCAACCTTCCGGCGGGACTTATTACAGACCTTGCCAGCACGGCTGTCGGGGCGCTGGCATTAATAGACCAGGCGCGGGTGGATCTTATTAACTCCGTAAGCCCATACGGCGCGAATATTCCGTTACTGATGCAACTCGGAAACATTTATGGAGCACAGAAGGGATTAAGTACAAATACGGCGGTATACGTGGTGTTTGAGGCGTTGCCGGGGTTTGGTATCCCTAAAGGATTTGTTGTCGGTGACGGCAACTACCAGTATGCAGTTTCCCGCGATACGGTGGTGCCGGAAAGCGGGCAGACTGAGCCAGTCTACTGTGTGGCCATAACGTCAGGCTCATGGGCTGTACCGGAAGGAACCGTAACTCAGGTCATTACATCGGTACCCAAAGATCAGCCTGTAAAATGCACGAACCTTACCGCAGGAATGCCAGGTCAGGAGGCGCAAACGTGGGCATCTTACCGCGCCGAAGTCATGGAGTCCGGCATGTTTGGTGTGCAGGGAACACCGGATTGCTTTAAAGCGATGCTCAAATCAGTAAGCGGTGTGCGCGAAAACCTGATTTCTTTCCGGCAGTCGTCGCTGGGGAAATGGGTTGCGGTTGTTGGTGGCGGTGATCCGTATGACGTGGCTTATGCGATTTACAAATCTGTACCGGATATTTCGAAACTGACCAACGATGTAAGCAATCCATCCGGTGCGGCAGTGGAAAAACGCACGGTTTCAATAACCGTTTCGCCGGACGTTTATCAGGTGCCGTTCGTTATCCCGTCATCACAAAACGTCATGGTGCTAATCACCTGGAACACGGTGTCTGATGATTATGTTGACCCGGCGGGTATTGCTATGGCTGTGCAGCAAAACGTTGCTGATTACATCAATTCAATTGAAGTCGGACACCCGATAAATCTTCTGCGTATCCAGGATATTTTTACCAGTTCTGTCAGGCTGCTGGTTGATGCGACGTTGATCTCAACAATTAGTGTGAGCATTGGTATTAACGGCCATATTGTCTCGCCTGCGAAAGATACGAGTCTGGTTTATGGCGATACCTATTCTTATTTTTCGACGGTGGCATCACAGGTTCAGGTCAACAAGTATGCAATATCTGACTGAGAAAATTCTTCCTGCTTATCCATTTGTACAGTACAGAGATGATCCGAATATTGTTGCGTTCTTTGATGCATACAATGAAATCGCTCAGGAATATCTCGATTCACTCAATAAACTGGCGTTGCCATGCTGGACATCGGAGTCAATAACCGGACAGTTGCTGGACTGGATTGCGCTTGGTATTTATGGCGTTGAAAGGCCTTTACTACAGGTTTCCGAGGAGGCTATTGCACGCGGCGCATACGATACCATTGAATACAATACGATCCCGTATGCAGCAATGCGGAATTACGTTCCGGGGCAGGCATCGTATGTTCCTGATGATTATTTTAAACGAATATTAACGTGGAATTTTTATAAGGCTGACGGTTCGCATTTCTGCATTGACTGGTTAAAGCGCCGTGTGGCGCGGTTTATTCATGGAAAAAACGGAATAGACCCGCCGTTACAGCATACTTTTGATGTGAGTGTGACTGTATCGGACAGTGTTTTTTCTATTCAGATACCAGAGTATGGCGATGGTATAGGCTATTTTCTGAAAGATGCCATTGACCAGAAATATGTAAAACTCCCTTTTATTTATTCCTATGCAACAACGGTGATTCAAAAATGATTCTTGGATTCGGCAATAACGTTGTTTCAGCACTGGCTGGTGATATCACCACGATCCAGACCGATATTCCGGTAATGCCCGGTACAGGGGCTAAATTTGCAAAATTGCTTTCTGCCGATTTTGAAAATAAATCGAACGAGCAACGCGTCTATGCAAAAATTACGCTTACCGATAATAAAGAGTCTGCATTTGAGATTTGTCACCTGGTATCGGTAAGCGGTGATGTGTTGAGAGTCATTCGTGGGCAGGAAGGAACAACCGCGAAAGGTTGGTCCCTTAATGACGTTGTGGCTAACTTTGCCACGCGTGGATCGGAAAACTATTTCGTACAGATAGCGCAGCTTCAGAGCGGTCATTATATTGCGGGTGTTGCTGGTGGTACTGCAAACGCACTGACGCTGGAACTTCCCGCGACGTTTTTTGTTAATGGAGGCTCGGACTGGACGCTACGAACCCCGATTATCGTTTTCCCCGTTCAGAACAATACCAACGCTGCGACGCTTCAACTAACACTGGGCGGAAGGGTTCTTGGTTCGTTCCCACTTTATAAGGGGAACCAGTCCGAGCTGGTAGCGAACGATATCATTAAAGGCATTCCCTTAATTTGTCTTCTTGATAGCGAGAAAAGCTATTTCAGCGTGATAAACCCTGGCAATATCTATTCAGATTTTGATCTGCGATATGTAAAAAAATCTGGTGATTTGATGACCGGGGAACTGAAAATCCGTGGTGTTAATGCGCTGAGGATTTTCAACGAAGCCTTTGGTCTGATTTTTCGTCGTTCGGAAGAGTGCCTGCACCTTATCCCTACCAGTGAAGGTCAGGGCGAGAATGGCGATATTGGTCCACTTCGACCGTTCACTATTAATCTGCGGACGGGTGAAATATCCATGTCGCATAAAGTGTCTGTTGGCGGCGGTTCTCAGGTCAATGGTGCGCTGGGTATCGGCGTTCAGAACGCGCTGGGCGGAAACTCAATTGCTTTCGGGGATAACGATACCGGCCTGAAACAGAATGGTGACGGCCTGCTGGATGTTTATGCCAATGGTCAGCACGTATTCCGTTTTCAGAATGGTGTGGCGATAGCGTTAAAAAATATTCAGGCCGGAAATGCTAAAAAATTCACGTTATCCAGCGCCAACAACTCCACGAAAAACGCAACGTTTAATTTATGGGGTAATTCATCCCGACCTGTAGTTGCAGAGCTTGGTGATGATTCCGGCTGGCATTTTTACAGTCAGAGGAATACGGATAACAGTATAACGTTCGCTGTAAACGGGCAGATGGTTCCATCAAACTACGGAAACTTTGATGCCCGCTATCAGACCAAAACAGGCGGTGTGCAGGATGTGCGTCTGGGAAGCGCCATTGGTATTGGACGCGGGGGAAATGCGCCATCAGGTCACCTTATCAGCGGTCTTGACGGTGGTGAAAGTATGGACTGGGCCAATGCCCGCCCGGTGCAGGTTCTGATTAATGGGGTCTGGCGGAATGTAGCGAGTTTGTAATTATGATGCACTTAAAAAATCTTACGGTACAAAACCCTAAAACAATTGAGCAATACCAGCTGGCGCGACAGCATAAATTTTTATTGTGGCTGTTCTCCGATGATGGTCAGGAATGGCACGAAGCCCAGGAAAAATTTCAGCCAGACACTCTGAAAGTTATTTATGTTGAAACTGGCGAAGTGGTCTGGGTTGGAAAAGACATCACCTCAATCTGCCCGGAAAATAAAAGTGTGATTGAGTTGCCGGATATTACCGCTAATCGTCGCATTGAGGCGTCGGGATACTGGTTTTACCGCAATGATGAATTTGTTTTTGATTACAAATTAAAAGCAGAAGACGAGCGTGATGCACTGTTAAAACAGGTCAGCATCATGACCAGCGAATGGGAAAAAGACCTGCTGCTGGGATTAATCAGCGACGAAGACAGGGAAAAACTGAAAGCGTACCGCATTTACGCGAAATCGCTGCAGACGATGGATTTCAGCCCCATCACTGATAAAGCCTCATATAACGCCATTGAATGGCCCGTCTCTCCGGAAGCCTCTTCCTGATTTAATTTATCGCGAGAAAAACTATGTCTGTAGTGATATCAGGTGCGCTGATTGATGGCGCAGGCATCCCCATGTCCGGATGCCACATAATTCTGAAATCCCGGGTAAACACCTCAGAAGTGGTGATGTGCACTGTTGCTGATGTGGTGACCGGAAATTGTGGTGAGTATTGTTTTGAGGCGCAGGTCGGAAAATATTGCGTTTATCTGAGACAGGACTGGCGCGATGAGTACTGTGTTGGCGATATTGCTGTATACGACGACTCCAGGCCCGGCACGCTGAACGACTTTCTGACTGCCCTTGATGAAGGTGATTTCAAGCCGGATGTGGTGAAACGCTTTGAGGAAATGGTGGCGCAGGCGCAGCAGAGCGCGGAAGCGGCAGCGGAAAGCGAACGACAGGCCGGGCAACATGTCGCTGATGCGCAACAAATCAAGAGCGACTGCGAGACGCTGGCGGATAACGTACAGCAGAATGCAGAAGCCGTTGCCGAAGATAAAAAGCAGGTGGCACAGCTGGCATCATCTGCCACACAGGATGCCGCCCGCGCAGAGCAGGCTGTCAAGGATGCTGACGCGATAGTCCAGAAAGCGGTCGATAAACTTGCTGATGCCGCAACGCTGACCGGCGAGGCAAAAGCCAGCGCCGAAGCGGCAGCAAAAAGCGAACAGAACGCGAAACAGCACAGGGACGAGGCGCAACGGATAGTCGATGACCTGAAAGGAACCAGCGCCAGCACGACGCAAAAAGGCCTGGTGCAACTCTGTAGTGACACGGACAACGACAGCGAGGAACTGGCAGCCACACCAAAGGCTGTCAAAACCGTCATGGACGAGACGAAAACAAAAGCGCCACTGGACAGCCCGGCATTCACCGGCACGCCCACCACACCAACCCCACCGGACGATGCTGCCGGTCTGGAAACAGCGAACGCGGCATTTGTCCGCAAACTGCTCGCTGCACTGGTTGACTCGTCACCGGAAGCCCTGGACACGCTGAACGAGCTGGCAGCGGCGCTGGGCAATGACCCGGAGTTTGCGACGACAATCATGAACGCGCTGGCAGGTAAACAACCGCTGAACGACGTGCTGACGGCAATCAGTGAACTGACGCAACGGGCAGATAATCTTCTGTGCTTTAATCAGGACGGGAATGCTTCACTGTCTCCGCTGTCAGAAAAAGCCCGGTCACTGCTGGCACAGGCCACAGTGGAAGCCATGCGTAATGAGCTTGAGCTGAAAAGCGCAGCGGTAAGGGACATACAGACAGACCTTTACGACAGCACGGAAGGTCGCGTTGCGCTGCCTGGTGCATTTGGTTACGGAATGACGGACGCCGGAGCACGTTCAGTTATTGCCAGCAATATAGCGGATATAGCCAGAACCGCTCACAACCTGCACCCGGGACGGTATTACACCTTTTCCACGCGAACGGAAGAAACCACCGGGATAACAGAAATTATCTGGCTGGATAATGGCTGGGGCGACAAAACCAGCCAGACAGCAACAAAGCTGGTTCTGTTCTTTGGAAAAGACGGACGGATTCTTATGACCGTTCGTGGCGATAATATCTCCGCCCCGGTCACCTGGACGAATCTGACGCCACAACTGGGCAATGCAGCACAAAAGGATGCGCAGGAGAATATTTACGACCGCACCGAAGGCCGCCTGGCGATTCCTGGCATGTTCGGTTTCGGGAAAATATTTTCCAGTAGCGACAGAACTGAATTTAAATCAGGGACTGATTTTCTCAGGTGGGTAAAAACAGCAAAACCCGGTCGTTATACCGTATTTGCGGACACAAATGTGGTGGTACCTGGCATACAGACAAACGGTGTTATTGAAATTATCTGGCCACAACCTAAAACCAGCCCGAATGATGAGTATGCCTATAAGATAATTATTTATTACGGTGTTAATGGTCATATTTATTATAACCGTTGCGCGGTGTCATCAGATGGTGGTTATCTGGTTGGCTGGGAAAACCTGAAGGTTGATGAGGCTTCACTTATTGCGCTGATTGAAGCCCGCGCGCCACTGAAAAGTCCGGCACTGACCGGAACTCCGTCCGCGCCAACCCCGCCGGATGATGCAGCAGGTAATGAAATAGCCAATGCGGAGTTTGTCCGCAAACTGCTTGCTGCGCTGGTTGACTCATCACCTGAAGCCCTGGACACGCTGAACGAGCTGGCAGCGGCGCTGGGTAATGACCCGAACTTTGCGACAACGGTCACTAATGCACTGGCAGGTAAACAGCCGCTTAATGACGTGTTAACGGCTGTCAGCCAGATAATACCGGAAGAAAACACGCTGCCTTATTTCAGTGCAGAGGGCCGGATTTTACTGGCGCAGCTGTCAGAAAAAGCCCGCGCATTACTGGCACTGGACACGCCTGAGGCCATGCGCACGGAGCTTGAACTGAAAGCGGCTGCGACGATGGAACCCCAGAGCGATATCCGCGACCGCACACCGGGCAGGCTGGCACTGTCCGGCATGCATGGATTTGGTCAGGCATTTACCAGCACTGAAGCCCTGGCGTTTGAGGGACTGTCTGATTTCGTTGAATGGCTGAAGAAAGTCACGCCGGGGCGGTATGCGGTCAGTATTACAGATTCATCACAACTGCTTACCGGTACCACGCAATTTAACGGCATTATTGACGTGATGTGGTCCCCGTACGCCAACAGTGAATCTGACACAGTCCGCAAATTTAAAACCCTGATGTGTTACAACCAGTATTATCAGGGTGAACACTGTATTCACTATATGCAGTACCGGTACAACGACAGCGATAACAGCTGGAACATGTCATCGCGGGTAGTTGTTTACGACGGAGATTCACTGGCGTACCTGTTGTCCAGGATGGCGGGCTCAGGCTCATATTTCAAATACCCGGCAGTGGGTGTTCCGGTGCTGGCTGTTTATCGCGGAACAACTTCCGGGGATAAAGAAATCAAAATTGGCCTGGGTGATGTGGTGCAGGGGTCACAACTGGGCGGAGTTAATCTTTCGTGCACAATATCTTCTGCCGGGCCTGGCTCTTACGGTTCAACACCAAGTGCAGGAGCAACAGGGTACACTTTTCCGGGGCGTTATATGGCGTTATCCGGGGTCAGGGACTCTTACGGAACAAGCGGTCGTATCTGCCTGTTTGTGCGCATCGAGTAACGGGGAATAAAACATGAAAATCAGAGCGGTAAAAGGCATCAGAAACGCGCATTATCTTGAAAATGGCGCGGTTGACTGCGAGGTGTTATTTGAAGGTGAAACGGAATTCGTCCCGTATACCGCCATGCAGGATGATACCGCAATGACAGGCCAGCGCATCTGGGAAGAGTTACAGAGCGGCAAATGGGGTGAAATCGCCCCGTTCAGCGTCACGCCCGAACTTATCGCAGCGGCAAAAGATGCCAAAAAGATGGAAATCGAGCTCTGGCGCACAGAACAGGAAGCACTGCCGTTTACGTTCGAATGGAACGGTCGCACCTGGAACGCTGGCCCCGACTCAATGGCCCGTCTTTATCCGGTAGTAATGGCGGCGAAATCCAATACGGCACGAAACACCCTTGCGTGGGGTGATGCCGATAATCAACAGGTGAAACTGTCAATGCCGGAACTGGAAGAACTGGCTACAGCAATGGCACGGGCGCAAGTTAACCGCAACGATGAAATTTATCGGCGTCAGCGACAGATGAAGGACGTGCTGGATGGGCTGGAGGATTTACGCTCAATCAGAGAAATGACGGTTAGCAGTGAACGAGTACATGGAGAATAATAAAATTACAAAAGGCTGATAATCTTGAATTAAAAAAGAATGGTTGGGGCGGCGCCGCCGCCCCGGTCAATATTAAGATGTTATTAGCGATGCCAGTTTGTTAATTAGACTGGTATATTCCTCTGGTTGTTCATCGAACATTTTTGCATATTTTGCAATTCTCGTAGCATCTACAAATAAAAATGTATTTGCTTCTTGTACTTGCTCGAATGATGATATGGCTGATTTGTGACATGGAGAAGAAGTAATGTTCTTATGTGTATCTTTGCTGGCAAAAAATAAACGAACTGTTACATTTGGTGCACCGAAAAGCTCCTCACAATAAAATAAAACATGCCCAATTTTATCAGTCTCTTTTCTGTCTTCTGCACTAAACGTACCATTTATGGAGGCAAGAACCCCCTTGGCTATTTCAAGCGAATTTCCTGTTGTGATGCCAGGTATCAGTTGTTGAATGACTTGCGTATCAATGCTCAAAGAACCGCTTTTAATCTCTAGGGTCTTTGTGAATTTCTGTATTTCTGCAAAAAAGCCAGAGCCGCGTATTATTTTTGTCCAGCTATCGTAATCAAATAAGTCTTTTCCTTTTTGCCCCATTGCTGTTGTCATTGCGGAAAACAGAACGGTTACACTATCAAACAAATCTCTGGCATCATCATTTAAATTTGTCTCAGTGGATGAATAGAATATATTCCCCGTTTCATTAAGTCTGTAGTTGACGGGGGCTTCTGAGTCACGTAGCAGCTTTAGGTCCGGGGCGTAAGGGGTTACGGGGATATATTGAGATGACGGACATATTTCATTAAGGATTATGGTGTTCAT